TAGGATTTACAAATAGTGGAGGAGATACTGGTATAACCTCTAATCCTAGATGGTCTTTTTTGTCCGAAGATCCTCTTTTAAAAGCTATACGGAATCACGAACTAATATCTACTGTTTGGGTAGGACATGAAATATCGTTTCCGATTGATACTCCATTACATATAACATATTTTTATAGTTTAATATCATCGAATCCACTTGATACAACGACTATAGTTCCTATAGCCACGCCTGAATTCCCATGGAGTTTGTTAAAAGAAAAAGGTTTTTTGTATGCCAAACATATGTATTATACAAATATTTATCCTAAAACTAATGTAGAAAAAAATGAAAAACAAACAGAAACTCGTAAACGGAGTTTTTCAGAAATTGGTGAAAGCTCTTCAGAACCTATAACACGTGAAATTACAAAAGTTGGTAAAAAATCATTTGAAAGTGAAAAAAATCAGTCATCTTTTTTATTTGGATCGTTGGAAGATATGAACGCATTCTTTATTTCGAATCCTTGTTATAAAATAAAGTTTGAAGATTACAAAACAGTTGTTAGACTTGATAAATATGAACATTTAAAAATGATGTTTTTGAAAAGTGTTCCTACAGAATCTCAACTTATTTCTCTGTTTAGTTTTGCAAAATCTGAAAAAATAATGTCATTTTTAGTCGAAACAAGTCTTATAAGTGGTTATGATATACGATATGCAAATGATGTGAAACCACATTTAACTAAATACATAGACGATTTAATAAAAAATTTTGAACACTTGAAAGAATCTTTCAAAATTGATGATACCAAGTTTAAGTTTGGATTAGAAATAGAATGTTGCTTTCCTTCTGATGAGTACGCAAAATTAAACTTGAAATATTTTGATATAGTTGACGATACAAGTATTGTTTGTGGAGATAGAAACACTGTAAGAACAGAATTCGTATACAAAGGTACTTTTACATTATCTGATTTAGATAATGAAGAATTTATAAAGGAAGTGAAAGAATTGGGGAAAAAAATGATAGAAGGTGATGATAACAGTTGTGGTACACATGTTCACATGTCGTGTGAAATAAATTTTCAAAAAAAACAAAACTTTATAAAATCTTTACAAAAATCTTGGATACTTTTACAAGATGAATTTATATTTAATTGGTATGGTGAAGAACGAGAAGAAAATGAGTACTGTGAACCAAATGAAAGAGTCCTTGAACCTGAAGAATACAGGAAATATATGATGCTAAATCTTAAACCAACAATTTATGAGAAAAATGAAGTTCATGTTGAGTTTAGAGGTCTCCCTTATGTAGAATGGTGGAAGTATGGGACTGGAAATTTAAAAAAATATCTAAACTCTTTATGTGATGTTTGGAATCGTGCAGCATTTACATCTCGTTTTATTATTTAAATAATTTTTAGATCGTTGGCAATTTAAAATATCAAATAATACATATATTATAATGTGTACATCGCAATATTTAGTCGATTCCGATAACTCGGACTTACAGGATCATTGTTTCATTTGTTTAGAAAATACTGGCGTTATATACACACACTGTAAGTGTAATCTTAAAGTTCATAAAAAGTGCTTTGCAAGATTAATAGAAAACGAATTGTCAACAGGAAAAAAAATAGAGTGTTCAGTATGTAAACACAAATACATTTACAGAACAATTAAAAGTGTCAAAGTAATAACAATAAATTTAATAATTACTTTTAGTTTTATTTTTCTACTTTTACAAGTTGTGTGGACAATTTATAATTATTTAATACACACACATAGTTTTATGATTATCATCAACACTGTATTTTCATATATTCTTCTTTTATTCAATTTCTTGTTGTTGTATATGTATCATCGTCAAACAAACTCATATCGATGGTGGTCATTGAGAAATTTTAGTTTATCAACAAACATTACTACTTTTAATGATTTTTCAATTAATATAAAAAATAAAACTCATGACAAATGTTGTCATATTACAAATACGGATCTTCATATACAAGTTTGTAATCCTTATCTAAATGTAGTTGTATAATTTTATAAAAGAGTTTACTTTATACAGTCATATTTTTTATTTTTTAATTTTAAATATATTGCAATTCAAAAAATTAAATAATACATATATCATAATGTGTACACCACAATAATTAATTATTTATGATAGTTTAGACTTACAAGATCATTTTTCGATCCGCATTCTTTCATGATCCCATTTACCGCCACCTGTGAAAATTTGTCCACCGCTCGCATCGTGATTCAAGTACTTTCTTTTGTCAAAATTATACAAATAAATCACATCTCTATTTTTAATATAATTACCTAGTTTTCCATCAGTATAGCTATTGCACTCTGTTATTGCTTGCTGTATGGTATCATAAATTTCTTTTAATTCCATTATTTGCAGGTTTCCATCTTTGTCTTGAACTAGTATATTAAAATCATTATTTTTTCTTGTAAAATATTCTTTTGAAAATTTCGTCTTCAAAATTTCAAACAGTATTAAAATTAAAATAAAACATGCGAAATCTTTATACCTCATTTTTAATAATTATTAAAAATATTATGCTTTGCTCTTTTTTTTAGGTGGTTCGCTCTGGACATCCGCATCTGGCCACTTTTCAATATTTTCATTAAAGCATCGTTTCACAACATCGACACCTCCAACAGTTCTTACTGAATCTCTTATATTTGTTGCAAGTGTCGCGAGTGTAACAGAAGAAATACCGTAATCGCTTTTTGAAATTCTTTTTCGTTTTATATGTTCATATACTTGTGCACAAACATTCAATAGATTTCCATCTTCTTCAAGAGAAGAGATACCAGGATCACGAGTGTCAACCATTAAAGAGTCTTCTTCTTCTTCTTCAACAACCGACTCACAGTCTTTGAGACTCTGTTTTTTCATAATATCCCATGCATTGTCCGTTCCCAGTTGATTGTGTAAAAGAGGTATGTTTGCAGTCTTTGAAAATATCTGAGATTTTGTCCAATTTTTGTTTCCTTCATATCTTGCCTTTACACCATCATAAACTGTATTCAAGGGAATGTTAAATGAAGTATTCAACCAAGAAACAGAAGAACTAATTGATTCCATAGTCTTGAATTGTTCAAACATTTTCTTCTTCTTTTTTTCAAGAAGAATATTCATTTTTTGTACAGTTTTTGTCAAATCTCCAAACTCCTCAAAGTTTTCTTTTGTTTCTTTCACATAGTGATCGAAAAACGATTGAATTTTTTTCACATCTTCGTCTTTTGCAGATTGATTAAAGAGTAATGATCTCACATTGTTACAGTGTTTAATCATATGAATATGTTGTTGCACACAAAGAACAAGCTGTTCCTGAGTAAGCGAACTAGTACCAGGTGATGGAGAATAAAATGCAACAGGACCGATAGGAAAACCAGATTCGTCGTTTACAAATTCAATATTTGAGCTATTAATTCCCAAGGAATCATCTATACTTAAAAAAATAGATGCAGTAAACTTTCCACTTGATATTCCAGCTTCCGATTTTTTCCTAAATGCCTCTATATCTGTACTTTTTACCAAACGTTTTTTATTTTTAACTTCTATTCCTATTGACCATCCTGAATTTGAAGGAAAATTACCATCTTCCGTTACAATCCTGTCCAAGTATCCTTGTTCTTTGTAAGGTGTTTTTGATGTATCGTGAACATGGAATCGTGCGTTTTTAAGAGTTTCTTCTACAACATACTCACCGTTTTCACCTTTTGCCATTGGTGTATTTAGTTTGGCATTTTCATCTTTTAGCTTTGAAATTGCTTCATTTTTTGTTTGTTCTATTTTCAAAACAGAATCTTGCAGTTCCTGAATTTTAAGTTGAGATTCTTGAAGAAGTTTTGACTTTTCTTTCAAGTCTTTCAAGTCTTCAATAGACCGTTCTTTACATTCTTCATAACCTTTTTGATATCCAAGCTGTTCTGCTTCTTTTGAATTTAAATACTCTTTTGTGCACCCCGAATTTTCTTTTAAATACTTGTTTTCTAAATTTTTAGATTCAACCAAAATTTTTAGAGAATTTATTTCATTCTTGAGTTCTTCATTTTTTGAAGAAAACTCTGATATTTGAGTAGAAAACTTTTCAAACTCTATTTTTTTTGCTTTTTCCAGTACTTTTTCGATTGTATCACTTACAGCCGATAATTTTGCATCCGAAATCTTTTGACTTGTATTTTTGTATTCTTCTAAAAATAGTTCATGGATTCTACCAGCTATACATAAAAGCTGTGCAGTATCTTCAGGTGACAATTTTTCAAATAATTTTGGGATCACAAAATCATCACTCACGTTGAGTTGTATAATCATTTTTTGAATGTTTATTAAAACAAAAATATAATCTGATTTAAAAACTTTTAAATTCATTTTTTAAAAACACGTATAATACGCGATACTATTTTTTTACTTTTAAAAATAATGAAAATTCTAAACATACCAGAATGTGTAGGTTTGAACGACACTTTTTCAGCACGGTCACAATACTCTGTACATTCATGGCTAATTGATGTGGCACCCAAAATTAGCTGTAGTTCAAATATATCATACGTTAATGCGTCATTTACACTTCGACATAAGTTACGATACAATTGTTATTATAGTTTGGTAAAATACGCTCAACAACAACCCAAACACATATTTCTTGCCACTTCGTTTCATATTTCCTATTTTATACCACGATTCCATCCACATAAATCGCCTGCCAATGTGGTATGGTTTGTCATGGAGCCAACATACCCACACGTTCCACAAGTTGTCATACCGTACGTGGCTACGAAGAAAGATATTGTTGACATGTCGCCCGTTCCTTGGAATAAAAGAAAACTCATCATACTAGCTGGTCACGTTCCTAAGCTAAAATTTTCTACAGTTCGTGCAAAAGTGGCACAAACTTTAAAAAATGTAGCAAACGCCACAGTATTAGTTGGAAAAAATCGTTTATCTGAAAAAGATTACAAAAAGTCAGTATTAAAACACAAATTCTGTGTAGTTGCAGCAGGTGATACTCGTTCTACTAAAAAAGTGGCTGAAATGATGGTTATAGGAGCCAATGGTGGTTGTATTCCACTTTTGATTAATGGTGTCACCAAACCTTATACTCAGAACTTGTACACACAATCGACATTCGAAGTATCTCGTTTAGACTCCTCCACCATTTCGTTCATTCACACAATCAATGAAACCAAGTACGCTGCAATGGTAGCTGAACTACAACGTGTCGAAAAATTTTTTTCTCAACCAACGGCATCCCAAGAATTACTTTCTCGATTATGCAACTTTCTTTTCAAATATAATCTTTATCGTACATCCGAACACATAATACCTTTCTTCTTTTAGTGTAACATAGTATTTACCGATTATATAATGTACTTTTAACTTATAAATAATATAAAAAACACATTTATTTTTATAATATTTTTTAGCAGTTTTACAACTTGCTACCGGATCTTTATCACTTGTTGCACATGCTCACGAAAGTGATGGTTTGTTCGGAGATGAAGAAACTATTAAGTTAGAAGGTATTGTACTTGCTTCTATTACTTAAATGCTTGCATGAATTATAATTATTATACACATACACTCTTGTATGATCCAGTGCCAACATAGTATTGAGATACTAAACGAATATAAAATAGAAAAATCTTCAGTTCCTTTAAAAGTTTTACAAAAAGCTATTAAAACAAATACTTTATTTTACAAGAACCCTTTTAGTTATAACGACTGTTATGATATAAAAGAAATTGTAGAAAAGAAAACCGAGAATACAGAATCTGTATAGTTAATCTTGTTTTCCAGTAGATCCGAAACCAGAAGCACCTCTTTTTTCTAGTGTCACATATTCTTCGTCAAATAGAACATACGCTTTTCTTTCAAAAATAAGTTGAGCAACACGGTCTCCGACTTCAAATGAAACTTCATTGTTGGACATGTTAAATGCAATGATTCCAAGTGTTCCTGCATAATCAGAATCTATAACACCACCTCCAATTAAAATACCATTTTTTAGAGCAAGTCCACTTCTGCCTGCAATTCTCCCATAAACAGTCTGACTATTGTTCATATTGACCGAAACATTTGTTTCTATCTTTGCATGAGTAAAGGGCTTCAACGTAATAGATACGTCAGAATACAAGTCGTATGCAGCAGAATATTTGTTGCCTCTTTTAGGAATTTTAGCACTTTCCGATTTTAAAATAAAACTGACTCGTGGTGTGTCTGCAAAAAAAGTAGAAAAATACAGTTTGACCAAGCAAAAAAAATCAAAGAAAAACTTTGATAGTTTCAAAGTTATGAGGGAGCCATCGTAGTCGTAAAACATTTTGTCTGTTCGAAACCTGTCGCCGTTTAATTCTTTTACATTATTAGAAGTAAACAATAAAATAATATGGGAAATTGAATTATAAATCAGTTTTGTTTTTTTTTTAATAATAAAAATATTTAATGAAACGAAAAAGTTTATCTGGACCTGAAAAAAAAAGAATTGCTGCCTCCGGTGGATGGAGGTGCGGTATGTGTAAAGAGCTGTTACCTTCGTGTTTTGAGATAGATCACAAAATTCCATTATGGAACGGAGGGGCCGACGAATCTTTAAACATGTGGGCACTATGTTCCGCGTGTCATTCTCAAAAAACAGAAGATGAAACTATACAACGAGTAAAAAGAAACTGTAAAACATTAAATTACTTATTATGTAATATTTGCGATTGTAAGGTATCACCATACTTTATACACAAGTGTTCCAAAAGTTAAAACCCACTTTTATCAAGTTCTTTCATAAACTCATCGTCTTTTCTTTGTTGTTCTCTTATAGTTTCAAGATGCTGTTGCTGTTGTTCACGTTGTCTTTCCATTTCTTGAACATATTTATCTAATCTTCTTTTATATGCTGCTGTTTTCTTACGCATGTTGATCATTCCAATTCGTCTTTGCATTCCCGCCAATTTAGGAAGAACAAAATAACCCCACAGTGCCATTAATATATGTGTAGGAAGAATATTCAAATCAATTTCGCCATTACGAATGTGAGGATAGTTTGGATGAATAAGATTTCCTGAATCGTGCTTGTATTCTATCCATCCTAAAAATTGTATCAATTTTTTTCTTATTCTACGAGCTACTTTTACAGATCGTTGATTCAAAATGTCAGCAATTTCTTTTCTGAAATAAAAACTTGCTGGTACATCTGGTGACATATTTTTAGTGAGACACACATACAACGCGAATTGAATATAGTTTGGAATATCACTCAATCCTCCTACACTAAACTTGTGTTTCTTAAAAAATATGACATTAGGTTCATTGTCTTTAATCATGTGAACGCCTGTTAATTTGCTTCTATAATACCCAAAATATTGTAACAATCTTATTGTTTTAGAGTAAACGGCAACTCTTTTTTCGAGTGAAGATGGATTCAATAATATTAAAAGTTCTGCTTTTTGTATTAAGTCGAGTTCATCGGGTTCTTCATACTTTCTTCCGTAAGGCATTTTTAATATAAAACTAATTTTTTTTAAACAATATAAAAAATAAATGAAATGTCCTATTTGTTATGAAAAACAAAGCAAAATAATTTGTGTCGCATTACCTTGTAGTGAAACTAAATTTCACAAATTATTCATGTTATACTTTTTATCGGTGCAAAAAAGAACTTCTTTTGAAAAGCAAGTGCCTAAAATAAAGTACAAATTGTAATAATTGAAAAAACAATATAAAAAAATAATTTAATTGACATTTACTTTAATCATCACAGGTGAAGTTTCTTCTTCAGAAGAACTCAAGCTTGAAGTGCTTCCGTTTCTACTGAAAAAATTAAACAAATTTTTATGAATAGATGTTTTTATATTTTGTGTTGTTACGATCATCGCAGTTGCATCATCTCTTGTATTGTTTTTCACAGCCATTCTACATAAAAACTCTGGGTTATAGTTATTCCTTACAACTTTTATTAGTTTATTTACATTTACAAAATCCCAAATTCCATCCGTGCATATAACGATTGTATCTTCATTGTCCAAAAAATCTTCATAAATGTCAGGTTGGCATGAACTTTGTTTACAATCGGCGTCACCGATTGAACGGGACATTGCTAACCCACCGGGGTAAATACGTGGTGGGCCGTATTCATAATTGTCCAATCCTCTTGCATACGAAATATAGGATTTTAGTCTTGTTCTTTCGTTTGAATTGTCTTGTAAACGATGCGATGTAGTTATCCACATGAATGATGTTTTTTTTACATGTAGTGCATGAGAGTCTCCTACATTGGCACAAGTATACTTTTTGTTTTTTAAGTCTATCACAACTACAGTTAGTGTAGTGCCACTAAAATTTGAAAATAGTAAACATTTATCATGGAGAATTTCAAATGTCTTTTGTAATGTACGATTCATATCAGTATCATTTTTCAACTCTGACTTTAAGACTTTGTTAATATTGTTTTTACAAAATGTTGAAGCATCTTTTCCACCGTGACCGTCTGCTACTCCTGTGACCAAATAATGTTCTATATGAAAATGAAAATGTGTATCTTCATCTTTGATATTAATATTGTCAACATACACATGCATTTTTTAAGACGGGATAATATTTAAAAAGGTCGATCCTATTATATAGTTGGTGGAGTGTCACAGCATCTATAAAGAATATCGTATTCTTCAAAGTATTAAATCATATGTGTCTAACAACTGTTTGTATTAATAAATATCATACTTGAGACTTTGAGACTTTGAGACTTTGAAACTCCTTTAATATTTTGTTATGAATATTAATAAAATGGCCAGTAATATTATTCAAATTATAACAATAATAGAAAACTTAGCAAGTGAAAATATTTTGTTAGTGGATGCAAATCTTTATATACTTCCACATATTGATAAAAGCCTGAAGGGAAAAGGAGAAGAGTACATATATGAGCTAGTAAAAAAATTGAATGATAAAGGTGAAGGTAGTCTTATTGTGTTTTTTGTTCAAGGAAATTCTATCAACAAGGGTGCGTTTCTTATAAACAGTTTAAAAAGCTTATTAAATATTTACGGTATAGAATTTGAAAGGTTGAACTATCTATGGTACGATTTAGCTTTGATAGAACCATTTGCTTCACTGAAACAAAAAATAAAATTACAATATCAGTCATGGACTGTTGAACAACAAAGAGTTTTTGATGTAGAAGCCAGACAGTTTGTGGATCATGCAGTAGAACACGTTTCTAGGTATCTCACCGCGCATGACTATAGTATATATGTTATATCTGAAGATAAAGATGTATTTTTATCTAGAAAAAGAGTCGGATATCAATCATATGAAAGTGTATCCAATATAATAATAAGCAATATAAGAATTGTTGATATGGATGATAGATCATATGCTTTAAGAGGAGTAGAATCGCCAAGCAGTAGAAGTTCTAGTCCAAGTCCTAGAGATTTTATTGAACATAAGAGTGAAAACAAAGATCTTGAAAACGTGTTTCAAGATTTAGATATTGATGGGAATGAAGAAATACTAGAATCAATACCAGGCCCATCTGAAAGTTTTCTAAGTGAACCAGGCCCATCTGGAAGTTTTCTAAGTGAACCAGACCCATCTGGAACTTTTCTAAGTGAACCAGGCCCATCTGAAAGTTTTCTAAGTGAACCAGGCCCATCTGAAAGTTTCGAGAATTCAGAAAGTTCTGTAAGT